GCTGGTATTTCCGCAGCATCAACGGCGGGGCGCTGGAGCTGCTGGACATCCGGGAGCATTACTGGGGGGATGTGCCCTTCGTGGAGTACATCAATAACGAGGAGCGCCTGGGGGACTTTGAGGGTGTGATCACGCTTATCGACGCATACAACCGGGTGGAGAGCAACACGGCGAACTTCTTCCAGTACAATGATGAGGCACTGCTCAAGGTGCTGAAGATGGGAGCCGTGACCTCCCAGGACATCGCGGAGATGAAGGAAAAGGGCGCTATCATCCTGGAGGACGGCGGCGACATTCAGTGGCTCATCAAAGAGGTGAGCGACACGGCCCTGGAGAACTATAAGAAGCGGCTGCGGGAGGATATGCACATCTTCTCGGCAGTACCCAATCTGACGGACGCGAACTTCGGCGGCAATCTGTCCGGCGTGGCGGTGTCGTATAAGCTGTGGGGGCTGGAACAGATCTGCGCCATTAAGGAGCGGAAGTTCAAGCGCGGCCTGCAGCGCCGCATCGAGCTGATCACCCACATTCTGAACATCCAGGGCGGCCAGTTTGACTACCGGGACATCGACATCCAGTTCCGGCGCAACAAGCCGCAGAATGTGCTGGAGATCGCGCAGATCATCACCATGCTGTCCGGGGAGCTGTCCCGCGAAACTCGCCTGCAGATGCTGCCCACCATCGACAATGTGCAAGATGAGCTGCAGAAGCTGGAGGAGGAAAAGCAGCAGGAGGTCAACAGCTTCGGCCAGTACAACGCCCTCGCCCAGGCGCTGGCACAGGCTAAGGCCCAGCCGGAGGAGGCGGAGGCTTCCCCGGAAGATGAGCCGGAGGAAAAGGCTGGTGAGGGCGCATGAGCTACTGGACGCGCAATGAGTGGATCGAGGACGCAAAGGAGCGTGTGCTGCGTAACACCCAACGGGCGGACGATTACGCCAGGGAGCTGATTTTCCTGTATGATGAGGCGGCCTTCAACATTGAAAAGGAGATCGAGGCGCTGTTCGCCCGATTTGCCAAGGACAACGGGCTGACCGAGGAGGCGGCCCGCCAGCTCCTGGAGGGGAAAGAGTTCAGCGTGTGGCGCAAGTCCATCGAGGAGTATATCGCTGAGGCATCCAGCGCGGCCAAGGACAGCAAGGCCCTGCTGGAGCTGAACACCCTGGCCATGAAGAGCCGGATCACCCGGAAGGAACAGCTGCTGGCCAATGTCTACCAGAACATGATCGACCTGGCCGAGGACAGCACCACCAAGCTGGACACCCTGCTGGGCGATATGCTGCAGGTCAACTACTACGAGAGCTGCTTCTCCATCCAGCGGGGGATCGGCCTGGGCTTCCATGTGGCGAAGATCGACAAGAAGCTGATCCAGCGGGTATTGTCCTTCCCCTGGAGCGAGAAGCACTACTCCGAGGCCGTGTGGGGAGCCTGCGACCACCTTTCGGCGCTGGTGAAGCGGGAGATCACCATGGGCTTCATCCAGGGTAGCAGCGTCCAGAAGATGGCCCGCGCCATCGACGATGTGATGGACAGGGGCCGCTACAACGCCGAGCGCCTGGTGCGAACGGAGTGCAAATACTTCTCCAACCAGGGCGAGGTGATGGGCTATAAAGAGAACGGCATCGAGGAATATCAGTTCCTGGGCGGCACCGAGCATGGCGGCAG